GTCGTGCGGATCGTCCCGCCACTTTCCAATCGTAGGTAGTTCCAATATCTTGGTGACATGCCCGTGTTTCGGGCATATCCTCTTCTTGCAGTATGTAACACATGATTCACGAGACTCGTTCCTCATCTGCACTGAGCTGGGCCATCGCTTCGCGACTTCCGCTTCGCGAAAGCTTCGTGTCCATTCAGTGTAGCACTGGATGTGCAGGTGGCCATCTTTGTCCACCTCTAACTGCCCAACCGCATAACGAAGTGCATCGTTTGCTTGCTCTTCGAGCAGCTTCCAGTGTTCTTGGTATGCAATCAGAATTTCCTCTTGGTCGTATGGATCGGTCCGTTCCATTCCGACATGCCCGTGCCAGACGGTATGCATGAAATGTCTGCGTTGTTTTGTATTTGCCATTCTCAGATCCTCCCGTGGCAATCTGGGCAATAGAATTGCGTAGGAGCCACCCGGATCAGTTTAGAGGTGCAGAATCTGCACCTTACATCGTTATCACTCATTGACGGATAATCCCCTGATAATAGCCGTTATCCGCCCTTGGTCTATATTGTTAACGGTTCACCGCGCTCTGGGAGAGACGTTGCCCGTTCTTTAACTGTTACACAGTTTGGGTAATAATACATTCACACGGCGTGTGCCTGTCGTGGACCCAAACTGTCGAACTCCCGAGGGGAGTTCAGCATCCTGCGTATGCTAGCGCCTCTGCCAGGGCGCCGGCTTGCCACAGCACGAACACGATCGCTGCTGTGACCAACTGGTTATCTTTCACCAGTTGTAGAATCTGCGCTCCCTTAGCCAGGGGAGCGGCCTTCTCGATGATGGGGACATCACTCATTCTGAGTTCGACTCCGTCTCTTCGAGTTCCTTCAGGAATCTCGCGAACCGCCTGGCGTTCGCAATCGACCTGTCGACTTTCTTGGCTTTCGCCTTGTATGTCTTCTTCGCCTTTCGGCGATAAGACTTCTTTGCTCGTTTTACCAACTCGACCACCCCTCAACCGTAATCTCCACCACCAGATCGTAATCATCTGGACTAACATCCCCGTTGGGTATGGTATTGGAGACCTCCACTTGACCTTGGATGAGTCCACCCATGACGTCGATGTGACGTCCGGCTTCCGCCTGCCACTCGAAATCGTGGACTCCCGGATTCTCAATCAACGAAGTTGACCCTACTGTCGAATCCTCATGCATGGCATTGTTGAATGCCAGAGCAAAGCGCATCTGGGAGTGACCTCCCACCTTGCTTGAGAACAGCTGCCGCCCCTTGGCGGGAGGATCTATATGAGAACCATAGAGATTGAGCATGTCCTCTATGTTCCAATTACTTTCACCTGTGGATGCAAGCCAGCCACCGACGGCACCAGCGCCGGTGTCGTAGCGAACCTGGTTATCACCATCCCAGTTGTAACGGAATCCGTGATATCTGTTCGTTGTAGACACCCAAAGGGAGTCTTGATCTATCGTAGCCTCCTCGCTCGCCCGCTCGATTCGCCTGCACGCCTGCACAGCGTCGATCCTGTGCTTACTTGGCGAGAACCACTGCAGGTGACCGGCTAAGACGATGCCGCGGTCATTGTCGTCGACGTCATCCACATTCTTGACGCCGAGTTTTATGCCAGTGACCCGGTAGGTCTCGGTCATTGACATCTGCTTCCCCAGCATCACGCTGAGAAGATAGGAGATGTCCACTAGGAAGTTCATCCCTCCCGGATAAACTCCATCCGCATCCGGTGAGATGTCGGCACCGATCGGGCTCGGTGATGTCCACGCCGCCCCGTGGTAGTTGACTGACGACTGATTGTCGGCCAGTCTAGTCGCGACCTTGTGCTGTCCCTGAGACGCCATCGCCTTCAAGCAGGCGCGACACTCTATGAACTATGTGGAATCGGGAATTACCAGGGTATCCCCATATTCTTCCCACCCATACATCCTCGCCAGATCCTTGATCCTGGCTCCATGGGTGAAATAGACTTCTGGGAAGTCTCTTGCGATCTCCTCCGGAGTCCGCCCAGCTACAACTAGCTCTATCGCACGTTGCTTCAAGCTAGTCCTGTGATTGTCGTGCGGATCGTCCCGCCACTTTCCAATCGTAGGTAGTTCCAATATCTTGGTGACATGCCCGTGTTTCGGGCATATCCTCTTCTTGCAGTATGTAACACATGATTCACGAGACTCGTTCCTCATCTGCACTGAGCTGGGCCA